ATTCCGGCATTTACATGCCAGATGCACTGAAAAACGCGGAACAAACCGCTTCAGTCATTGGTTTTGTAGTGAAGGCTGGGCCAGATGCGTACAGGGACACTGATAAGTTTCCTAATGGCCCATACTGTAAGGAAGGTGACTTCGTGATTTTTCGTTCTTATTCCGGTACACGGTTTAAGATTGATAAACAGGAGTTTCGTCTTATCAATGATGACACCGTTGAGGCTGTTGTCGATGACCCAAGGGGATACACAAGAGCATGAATAATACAGCCGAAAAAATTGAAGAAGATTTCGCGGAAGTGGAATTGGATAACGATAAAGAGTTTGAGGTGGACATCGTTGATGACACCCCAGATGAAGATAAGGGCAAGCCTCGCCGTGCGGAAGAAGCCGAAGCGCAGATTCCAGAGGATGACGAGATTGCAAACTATAGCGACAATGTGCAAAAGCGCATTAAGCAGCTAAAGTTTGAATATCATGAAGAGCGCCGCCGTAAAGAAGAGGCGTCCCGTCTGCAAGATGAGGCCATTGAATACGCCCGAAAAGTTTATGAGGAGAACCAGAAACTCCGCAAAACCCTAGAAGAGGGTGAAGGTGTTCTGGTACAGCAGGCTAAAAGCCGTGTTGAGGCCGAGCTTGACAGAGCAAAGGCAGCTTATAAGGAAGCCTACGAAACAGGCGATCCGGACAAGTTGATCGAAGCTCAGGAAAAGCTAAGCGCCCTCCAAAATGAAAAGTTTAGAGTTGAGTCTTACAAGCCAAAGCCGCAACAAAAACAGGAAGAGCCTGTGCAGTTGCAGCAAAGGCCAAAGGTTAATCAGCCTGACGCAAAAACACAAGCGTGGGCATCAAGCAACCCTTGGTTTGGTGAAGACTCTGAAATGACAGGTTATGCCTTTGGGGTACATGAGTCTCTGGTAAAGCAGGGAATCAATCCTCAGTCACAGGCAGATGAGTATTATCGCCGCATTGATGATTCAATGCGTAAGCGATTCCCAGACAAGTTTGGTGAGCAGTATTTTGAGGAAGCACCTGCCCGCCAAACTGGTTCCGTGGTTGCCCCCGCCCAGCGGAGTGCAAAAAAACCACGCAGAGTGCAGTTAACCTCAACTCAGGTCGCCCTCGCCAAGCGACTTGGCCTTACGGCTGAACAATATGCGGCGCAACTCTTGAAGGAGGCATCAAATGTCTGACAGAACCCCACGCTCAAACGAGTCTCGTGAAACTACAGCTCGTAAAAGAAGCTGGCAAAGACCAACAATGCTGCCTACCCCCGAACCCCGCGATGGTGTTGAATACCGCTGGGTCCGCACATCTACACTGGGTAACGCAGATAACACCAATGTTTCGTCTAAATTCCGTGAGGGTTGGACGCCAGTCAAGGCAGAGGATCATCCTGAATTACAAGTGTTGCCTGATATCGACTCACGATTTGAAGGTAATGTTGAGGTTGGAGGATTGCTACTTTGCGAGAACTCAACCGACTATGTGGAATCTCGCCGTGAAGCTCACGATGAGATGAATGCACAGCAGATTGATTCTGTAGATAACAACTATCTACGTCAATCAGATCCTCGTATGCCTGTTCTGAAACCAGAACGGTCTACGAAAACATCGTTTGGTAAGTAACCCATAACGGGGCGCTTACCGTTTTAAAATGGCTTGATAGAAGGAGAGATTAAATGTCTTCAATTGCCGCTCCCTTCGGTCTGCGCCCAATTGGTCGTTTGGATAATGGATCACTGGAAGTTTTCCGCCAATACCCAATCGCCTCTGCCTACAACACCAATATTGCCGCTGGCGATATTGTACAGCTTGTAGACGGTGGTACAGCGACCACAATTGAAAAGCAGTCCGCTACAGGTGATGACACAACCGCTATCGACATGGTCGGTATCTTCATGGGTTGTTCATACACTGATCCAAACTCTGGTCAAATTGTGTTCTCACAGCTTTGGCCAGCGAATACTGTTGCGTCTGACGCAATGGCATTTGTTGTAGATGATCCAAACGTATTGTTTGCCATTCAGGCAGATGGTGCGCCAGCCAATCCGGCTGACATCTACGGCAAAAACTGCCTTCTTGTCCAAACAGCACCGAATACAACCTTCAAGGTTAGCCGCGTTGCTCTGGACATTTCTGAGCTTGACACTGATCCAGAAAACCCAATCCGTGTGATTGATTATTTGGGCGGCGCTCAAGGCGATGAGAATGGCACTGCCTTCCCGATTCTGGTGTGTAAGTTTAATTACCATCAGCACACTTCAACCACTGGCTCAGCATAAGGAGTGTAACTGATGGCTATTTCACGCGCACAACTTCTCAAGGAGCTTTTGCCCGGTCTTAATGCACTGTTCGGAATGGAGTACGGCAAGTACGAAAACGAACATGCAGAAGTCTATGAAACCGAAACTTCAGAGCGTAGCTTTGAGGAAGAGGTCAAACTTTCAGGCTTTGGTGCTGCACCAGTCAAGCCTGAAGGTTCAGCGATTTCTTACGACAACGCGCAAGAGTCCTTCACTGCCCGTTACAACCACGAAACAGTGGCGATGGGCTTCTCTGTAACCGAAGAGGCTATGGAAGATAACCTGTATGACGCATTGTCTGCTCGTTACACCAAAGCTCTCGCACGGGCTATGGCTTACACCAAACAGGTGAAAGCTGCATCTCTGCTCAACAACGGTTTCACCACATTCCAGTCAGGTGACGGCGTGACCTTGTTCAACGCTAACCACCCAACTGTTCAAGGTGGCAGCAACGCAAACCGTCCAGCAGTCAATGCCGACCTGAACGAGACTTCTCTGGAAGACGCTGTAATTAACATCGCTGCATTCGTTGACGAGCGCGGCCTGTTGATTGCTGCTCGCCCACAGAAGCTAATCGTTCCGCCAGCACTGATGTTCGTTGCAACTCGTCTGCTTCAGACAGATCTGCGTGTCGGCACAGCCGATAACGACATCAACGCCCTGCGTTCAAACGGTTCAATCTCACAGGGGTATCGTGTCAACCACTACTTGACTGACAACGATGCGTTCTTCCTGACCACGGATGTTCCAAACGGCATGAAGCACTTTGTCCGTACAGCGATGTCAACATCAATGGATGGCGACTTCGACACAGGCAATGTTCGCTACAAGGCCCGCGAGCGCTACAGCTTCGGCGTTTCAGACCCACTAGGCATCTACGGTTCTCCGGGCGCCTAAATAATACTAGGGTACAAACTTTTGATTGGGCGCCTTTCGGGGCGCCCTTTCTTTTGCTATAATCATTGAGAACCTTGACAGTCGCATGGTGCGGCTGACATTTGCCACGACAAGGAGTTCCTCATGGCTAATACTACTTTTTCGGGTCCAATTATTTCTACTAATGGATTCCAATCTACCGGCATTGCATTTGCCGACCTCCCCGCCGCATCGGCTACAACAGGACGTATCATCTTCTGCTCTGACGCCCGTAAAGCGGCTGAAGGCGCTGGCGCTGGAACCGGAAACCTTGTGTTTTCTGATGGCACCAATTACATTCGCGTAGACACAGGCGCAGTAGCAGCTGCTTAATAGGAGGCGACAATGTCTTCTTTTGAAGTAAAGGCTTATAATGTTGCTTTAGGCGCTGCTCCAGTAGCTGTTGGCCCATCAAGATCCAGAATCAAAGGTGTCTTGGTTTATGGGACAGCTGCGGTTTCTTTTACCCTAAAGAGTGGAAGCGCCTCTGGAGAGACGCTTCTTGATCTTACCCTGCCTTCCGGATGGAATGATGTTTACATTCCTGACAACGGAATATTGGCAGAGGAAGGCGTGTTTGTTTCGGCATTGACCGGTACTGGCGCCCTCGTAACTTTATTGTTGGGTTAAATGGCTGGAAGAGAAGTACATAGCGCGCATAGACACCTTAGCGGTGCTATGGTCACAACAAGAAACAGATTAATGGGCGTTGTTGTGAATACTTCATCAGGGGCAACTGGAGACGTTGTGTTTTACGATAACGCTTCCGCTGCCTCCGGCAAAGTTCTTCTTGAGGTTGATGAAAAAGCACAAGGCACTGTAGACATAATCATTCCCGGAGACGGGATTTTAGCCAAGAACGGTGTTTATGTCTCATTGCCAGCCAACGTAACCGCTACAATATTTTACATGTAGGGGGGTTGCAGTGCCTAGAAAAAAAGAAACCCCTATAAAAACGTCTGTGAAGTCAGGTAATTTTCGTGCCACCAAAAAGGGCGCGGGTATGACCGCTAAGGGCGTTAAGGCGTATCGGGCTAAAAACCCCGGCAGCAAGCTCAAGACAGCCGTCACAGGCAAGGTAAAGCCCGGTAGCACCGCTGCTAAGCGCCGCAAGTCTTTCTGCGCCAGATCCGCTGGTCAAATGAAGCAATTCCCCAAGGCTGCAAAGAATCCAAATAGCAGACTTCGGCAAGCTCGCAAAAGGTGGAAGTGCTAATGGCTGAGAAGGTTGAAGTAACGCTTGCTAGACTTGAAGAGCGCATAACTCAAATGCAGGACGAGGTTCGCCATGTCCACAGAGAGGTCTCCGATCTAAAAGCTCAGGCAAACCGCTGGAAGGGCGCTTTTTGGGTTATGTTGGTTCTTGGAGGCATCATTGGTTCTATTGGTCACATGGTAATAGGCTGGATGCGATGACTATAAGCAGATCTAATATTGGAAGCCAAATGAAAGGTAATAGAATGAAAAAGGTCAAGAAAATGAAGGGTGGCGGCAATATGCTTGAGAATCTTTCCCCAGCTTACAGCTTGATGAAGGGCAAAGGCCTGCCGCATGATCTCATCACTGGCGGAGGTGTTATGGGCGCCCTTTCAAAAGCCATGAATAAGAAGAAGTCATCTGGTGCAGCGGCTCCTGAAGCCCCGCAAGCCGGTGCCGGTATGGCCGCCAATCAGATGCAGGGCATGACGCCTATGAAAAAAGGCGGTGCTGTTAAGAAAAGCAGAGACGGCATTGCACAGCGTGGTAAGACAAAAGGGCGTGTTTGCTAATGCTTAAAACTTACAAGGGTAAGAAGGCTCCTGCGGGATATCACTTTATGCCCAATGGTAAGTTAATGAAGGATTCCGCCCACAAAAAGTCTGGCGGCTCAGTTAAGCGTAACTACAAGGGTGAATATGCAAACTACCAGTCTACAACTGAGCAAAAGAAGCGCCGCGCAAGCCGCAACACGGCCCGTAACAGAATGATTGCCGCTGGCAAGGCCAAGAAGGGTGATGGCAAGGATGTCGCCCACAAGAACGGCAACCCAAGGGATAACAGCAAGTCAAACCTAAAGGTTGTGTCTGCCGCAAAGAACAGGTCTTTCCGTAGAACATCTACGGCAAGAAAAATTAATAAGAGGGCCTAATGGCAAAGAAGGTGGAGAATGTTCGTGTCCAACGGAAGCGGATTCGCCGTCCCGGTCAGCACAAGAAAAATGTCAATAAGCGAAACAAAGTTAAGCAATTCTTCGGTTAGAGTGCATTGTAAGAAGTGTCAAAGGTGCGGGCAAGATTTAAAAAGTGTGTTTGTCCACGGGCATGAGCAGTGCTTATCTTGCGGGCAAGTTGTGTATGATTGTTGTCAAGGAGAGGTGTCATGCGAGCAGCCAAAATGATGTGTGGTCAGCGCAAGAAGCCTATTGCTTTAAAGAAGGGCGGAAACCCGGTTGCAAAGAGCTTAGCAAGCCCAGCGCTAAAACCAAAGGTGATTAAGCCGAAAAAGGGCAAGGGCGCCTACACAAGGAAGGGCAAGGCCCTTCCTATGTCTTCTGGGGGCAAGTCAACGGTAAATAAGGCTGGGAATTACACAAAGCCCACCATGCGTAAAAGTTTGTTCAACAAGATTAAGGCCGGTGGTAAGGGCGGTGCGCCCGGACAATGGTCTGCAAGAAAGGCCCAAATGCTAGCCAAACAATATAAGGCCGCTGGCGGCGGGTATCGTGATTGAGTTCCTGCTTGTTGTCTATATGGGGCAGGGAATAATAGACCAAACCCAAAGGTTCATTGATTTAGATAGGTGTTTATATTTCGCAGAAAGGCTTTCTACACAAAGATCAATTCAAATAGAAGGGAGATCAGTAAAAATAACGGCGCTGTGTAAACCAGTTCCAAAATGAGGAAAAAATGATCGCTGAAACCCTTGCTGGTATTGCTCTGGTTAAGACTGCCGTGGATGGAATTAAAAGTGCAATTGGGACAGCGAATGATATCGGGGATATTGCTGGCCAAATAGACGCATTGTTTGCCGGTCAAAAACAGGTAAACGAAGCCAGAAATAAAAAGTCAGGCGTTGGTCTTGGGGATCAGTTTGGCGTAGAAAGTGTAGCCCGTGAGGTGCTGGACGCTAAGATAGCGGCAGAAAAGCTACAAGAGGTAGCAAGCATGGTTGACATGCGTTTCGGTCCGGGTACTTGGCGTGGTATAGTAGATGAAAGGGCAAGAAGGTTACAGGAGGCCAAAGAGGCAGCATTAGCAAGGCGTAAGGCGGGGGCCGCTCGCCAGAAGGAGATGGTAGATAACCTCATAATGGGTTTTTCTATTTTTGCCCTCGTTGTTGTAGTTGCAGGTCTTTTTATTGCCGCAATAGCGTTAAGTAGGTAGGGAGTGGTATAATGCCATTAAAGAGTTCGCAAAAAAGCCTCAAGGCTTGGACAAAGCAGAAGTGGAAGACAAAAAGTGGAAAGCCCTCCACCCAAGGACCAAAGGCAACCGGAGAGCGGTATTTACCGGCATCAGCTATTAAAGCCCTCTCACCAAAGGAATACGCGGCCACCACGGCTGCTAAAAGAAAAGGAACTAAAGCTGGTAAGCAGTTCGTCAGCCAGCCTAAAAAGATACGAAATAAAGTAAAGCCGCATAGGAAGGTCAAGTAATGGCTGTAGTAACACCAGATCTACCGGAGATCTTTGAAGAAGCGTTTGAGAGAGCGGGTCTTCAACTTCAAACCGGTTACGATCTCAAGACCGCCCGGCGAAGTTTAAACCTGTTAACATTGGAGTGGCAGAACCGTGGACTTAACCTCTGGACTATCGATTCTGGGACGCAAGCTCTCACTGCTGGTACAGCAACTTATTCAATGCCTGCGGACACTATTGACCTCATTGAGCATCAAATTAGGACAGGCACTGGCGTTAATCAAATCGACACTAATGTCGAGCGCATCAGTGTGTCAACTTACGCTCAGCAAAGCGTTAAGAACACTGAAGGGCGCCCTTCTCAAATTTACGTCAACCGTCAAGCGACAAGTGTGCAAGTTACTCTCTGGCCTGTGCCGGATGTTAGCACATACACTCTCGCGTATTATAGACTTCGTGGAATCTCTGGCGTCTCGTCTGGAGTAGGAAACACTGCGGATGTTCCCCCACGTTTTGTTCCCTGCTTAGCGGCAGGATTGGCTTACTACATAGCGATGAAGAAGCCAGAAGTAGCGGCGCGTGTGGCACCGCTTAAACAAGAGTATGAGTTTCAGTTTGAATTGGCGGCAGCCGAGGATACAGACTCATCGTCCATAAAGTTCGTGCCATACGACACGTTTTATTTAGGAGGCTAATATGCCCACAAAGT